CCTACTACTTCTGTTACACCTTCTGTAACACCTTCAATAACTCCAAGTGCTACTACCTCACCAGCCCCATCACCACCACCTTCACCACCTTCATCACCAACTCCTAGTGTTACACCTTCGTTTACACCAACAAGTTCGGTTAATCCATCAGTAACTCCCTCACCTACTTTATCCGTTACACCAAGTGTTACTCCAACAGTAACGGTGACACCGTCAGTTACTCCAACAGTAACAGTGACATCTAGTGTTACCGCATCTCCACCACCGTCACCTCCACCGTCTCCGTCTGCCACATCATCAGTAACTCCATCAATTACGCCGACAACTAGTGTTACACCAAGTGTGACACCTACTACGAGTGTTACTCCATCAGTTACACCAACAACGAGTGTTACACCAAGTCTAACACCCACAACTTCAGTAACTTCTTCAATTACACCGAGTGTCACTCCAAGTATAACTCCAACAGGTTCTGTAACACCGTCAGTTACTCCATCAATCACTCCTACTACCTCAGTAACACCGTCTGTAACACCTTCCGTTACTACTTCTGTAACTCCTACTACTTCAGTTACTCCTTCCGTTACTCCTTCTGTTACTCCCACCTCAAGTGTTGAGCCTTCTGTTACACCTTCTATTACGCCTTCGTTTACACCAACGAGCTCGGTTGATCCAACAGTAACACCTTCTATTACGCCTTCGTTTACACCAACGAGCTCGGTTGAGCCTTCTGTTACACCTTCTATTACGCCTTCGTTTACACCAACGAGCTCGGTTGAGCCTTCTGTTACACCTTCTATTACGCCTTCGTTTACACCAACGAGCTCGGTTGATCCAACAGTAACACCTTCGTTTAGTCCAACGAGCTCTGTAACGCCGTCTGTAACGCCTTCTGTTACATCGAGTCTGACACCGACAAGTTCAGTTACACCTAGTGTTACACCTAGTATAACACCTACTAGTTCGATAACTCCAACAATTACACCGTCGACAACTCCCAGTATTACAGCTAGTATTACTCCAACAATTACACCTACCACTAGTGTAACACCGAGTATTACACATTCTCCTGGAGCATCACCAACACCAACCCCTTCATTTACTCCTACCTCTAGTGTTGAACCAACAGTTACACCATCGATCACTCCTACTACTTCTGTAACACCGTCTGTAACTCCATCGATCACTCCTACTACTTCTGTTACCCCTTCAGTTACACCATCGATCACTCCTACTACTTCTGTAACACCGTCTGTAACTCCATCAATCACTCCTACTACCTCAGTAACACCGTCTGTTACACCTTCTGTAACTCCTACTACTTCTGTTACTCCTAGTGTAACGCCCTCTGTAACGCCTACTACTTCTGTTACCCCTTCAGTTACATCGTCTGTAACTCCTACTACCTCAGTAACGCCTTCAGTTACACCATCGATCACTCCTACAAGTTCGGTTGAACCAACGGTAACGCCTTCGTTTACTCCTACAAGCTCGGTTGAACCTTCTGTTACTCCATCAATCACTCCTACTACCTCAGTAACACCGTCTGTTACACCTTCTGTAACGCCTACTACTTCTGTTACTCCGTCTGTAACTCCATCAGTTACTCCTACTACTTCTGTTACCCCTTCAGTAACACCGTCTGTAACTCCAACGAGCACAGTTGAGCCGACAGTTACTCCTTCACTTACTCCAACGAGCTCTGTAACACCGTCTGTAACTCCATCAGTTACTCCTACTACTTCTGTTACCCCTTCAGTAACACCTACTGTAACGGTAACGCCTTCGTTTACCCCTACAAGTTCGGTTGAACCATCGATTACACCACAACCTACTCCACCCGCTTCTGTAACACCATTAGCTTCAGTTACCCCATCAGTATCTATTACACCATCGGTATCTGTAACTCCTACTACCTCAGTAACGCCTTCGTTTACTCCTACAAGTTCGGTTGAACCAACGGTAACGCCTTCAGTTACTCCTACAAGTTCGGTTGAACCAACAGTAACGCCATCAGTTACACCATCTGTATCTGTAACGCTCTCTGTAACGCCTACTACTTCTGTTACTCCTAGTGTAACTCTCTCTGTAACGCCTACTACTTCTGTTACTCCGTCTGTAACTCCATCAGTTACTCCTACTACCTCAGTAACGCCTTCAGTTACACCATCTGTATCTGTAACACCATCTGTAACGGTCACACCATCGGTGTCAGTTACACCATCTGTTTCCGTTACTCCTTCTGTAACAGTTACTCCTACTATATCCGTTACACCTGGTGCGTCCAATACACCATCTGTAACGGTCACACCATCGGTGTCAGTTACACCATCTGTTTCCGTTACTCCTTCTGTAACGCCTACTACTTCTGTAACAGTTACTCCTTCTGTTTCTGTTACGCCATCTGTAACAATTACGCCATCAGCCTCAGTCACACCTAGCGTGTCAGTTACACCGTCAGTAACAGTTACACCGTCAGTAACAGTTACACCATCAGTAACAGTTACACCGTCAGTAACACCTAGTGTGTCAGTTACACCGTCAGTAACACCTAGTGTGTCAGTTACACCATCAGTAACAGTTACACCGTCAGTAACACCTACCGCAAGTGTTACACCGTCAGTAACACCAACAATAACACCTACCGTAAGTGTTACACCTTCTGTTACTCCATCAGTAACACCTACCGCAAGTGTTACACCATCAGTAACCCCGTCAGGTGTTACTCCATCAGCAACGCCCTCGAGTGTTACACTTACACCTTCAGTAACACCAACTGTAAGTGTTACACCATCAGTAACACCAACAAACTCGGTTGAACGTGATATTACCTTCCGGTATAATGTTTGTGAGGGAAGTCCTGATAGATTTATAGTTACTTATAAAAACGTAGTAATAATTGATACTGGATTCATTGGTTCAGGACAATATGCCTATGGTAGTTATAACCGCCAGCAGTTTATAACCGCATTAATAAACCGTAATATAAATTATAGTGGATTAAGCTTATCTCCTGATGGTTATCCAACCATCGATACTACTTTTTCTGGTAGTGTTACTGTTAGATTAAATTGCCCTAACACACGTGATGCATTTGTTACTGTTGAGAACCCATTAGATGAACTTCCATGCTGGTTTTATACTTTGGAATGTCCTGTACGAACGGTGCCGTTATCACCAAGTATATCTACTACACCATCCTTTACACCATCAATCACAATTACTCCAGTTCCATCTGTTTCAGTTACACCTATCTTTTCACCAGCAGTATCACAGACCCCTTCTCTTACTCAAGGAGTATCAGTTACACCGGCAGTATCAAACACTCCAGTTCCATCTGTTTCAGTTACACCTGTCTTTACGCCAGCTGTATCACAGACCCCTTCTCTTACTCGAGGAGTATCAGTTACACCATCAATCACAATTACTCCAGTTCCATCTGTTTCAGTTACACCTATCTTTTCACCAGCTGTATCACAGACCCCTTCACTAACCCCGGAGGAGTCAGTTACACCTGCGGTATCAAACACACCAGTACCGTCTGTTTCAGTTACACCAAGCGCAACCCCTCCTGCAAATCCCGGACCTACAAACTATAGCTTTATAGGGAATGATCTTTCTATCGGTGTTAACATAATGTATCGTGGTGCTGTTCAAGGCAATGATGGGTTGTTATACTTAGTACCGTATGCTTCTAATTATGTTACAGTAACTGATCTTTCTGATGAATCACAAGTTAAATATGATATTACTTCGTTTGGAAATTCAGGATTGGCAAAGTATATTGGTGGTGCTAAAGCTCCTAATGGTAAAATTTATCTAGGTCCGCAACAAGCTGATACGCCATTAATTATTAACACTACACAAACTCCCCCTACCTTTTCTGAAGTAACTGGATTTACACCGGGAATTAATCTACAAAGTCGTGGTCCATCCTACTACAATAATCGAGTGTATATTCCATCATATAAAAGTGGAAGCGAAGTTTGGATTGTCATTAATACAAATACAGATAGTAAAGAGACCTCTATTACACGACCTACACCGCCAAGAACTGATGCTATATTTATAACAAGATTTAACTATTCTATTGAAAATTCAGGTAATGCTCTTAAACATTACGATTCTTTAGAGGGAAGTGTTGCTGGTAATAATGGTAAAATTTATGGCATGCCATTAGGAGCATCTCGTATCAATATTGTTGATACTACTACGGGTAATTCAACATGGGGTGCTGACTATATTACTGGCAATGCTCCTATTGACAACGATACATTTAGTACTAACCCAGGAGGTATGCTACAGACAAAAACTTACTTTAACAAGTATAAGTATGGTGCTCTTGCTGGTAATGGTTGTATTTACGCCCATGGTCATAGAGCACGTTCTATTCTTAAGATAGATACTTCTAATGATTCGGCTACTGAAATTCCGTACCCACAGGTTATTATTGATGCAATGCTCAATGGTGGTTCTGAATCGGTAGCAGATACAGCTAAAGCTGCTTCTTTTGGTTCCGTATTAGGAGGTGATGGTAAAGTATACTCTAATCCATGGAATATACCTTATCTTATTTGGATTAATCCTGTAAATGATTCAATTGGTTTTCAAGATATTACATCAATCCTTTCTAATTCTGGAGCAACTAATGGTTGGTACACATTGGGTACTTCGATTGGTAACGATATATATCTTGGACCTGGTATTGCTGATAGAATTCTTGAAATTGAGCTTGCTAGTGGGTCTGCTTAACTAACTTCTCTATTTAAATATTTCCTATCCGGTGTTCGACTTCAACGTCTCGTAGCATTGAATGAAATCGTTCTTGAACATACTTCTCGAAAGCAAGAGGCTTAATCCACTTTGTATTAGACTCTGGCACTTTAGCATTAAGTAGTTTCTGATCAACTGCTTGAATACCTTCTACTAAACATGCCCATCTTGAAAATTCTGCGTGAGTCATATACTCAGTATTACCATCTTTACGCTTCATTTCGATATTACTACTACTATTTATATTATTCATATACCTAATTATAAAAAAGTTCCTTATCCTGTTACCTCTTCTGGTTCGGTTTGTAATATAGCTCGGGCCTGAGCATCTATCTTGATAGAATTGTTACATTTAGGACATCTATGTATATTATCAGAGTTCATAAAGACTTCTTCTTCAAAAATATGATTTGTACACGGACATTCAACAGAAACTCGACTTAACGCTAATAGATTATCTAAATTTGTCTCAAATTCACTATATAAAGCATCTTTATCAAGCTGCTGCCGGGAATTTATAACCCAAAACACGATAAATTGGATACCTATAGTTAATGAAAATGTATTCCAAAAACCAACAAACTCTTTAAGTCCGAATGCAAATAGTGCTGCTACAGCTGTTGTAATTAATAAGGATCTTACCATTATATAGATATTTTAGCTATATCTCTCGGAAGTTCAAGTATTAAGTTGTTTAATTTATCAATTTTGGCTTGTAATAGTTCAATATTATCCTTATCCACACTATCATTATTTTTTAAATTATTAAGCATTCTATGAAGATTCGCGAGAGATACAAATGTGTTACCTAAAATTTCAGTAATTCCATCTATTTCAAACGGTAACGTAGGAGGTGCTTTTTGATTTTTTTCATCCTCTTTATACATTAGTTGTTGATTCTGTGTATTAAGCGATTGTTTAATAGGCGTTGTATCCGGTTTAACAGAGTAAGGTGAAGAATATCCAGAATTCATATGTAATTATTTAGTCGAGGGCATAAATAATTACATGACAAAATTTGAAAAGAGGTTCTTTAAAGTACTCAAAGAAAATGACGAAGATAAAGAAGCGTTTGAGCTCGAGCTTGACGATGATACTTCTTCAGAAGATTTTGATGTAGACATGGAAGCGGATACAGAAATTGCTGAAGTTGATCCTGCTGTTAAAGCTGCAGAAGCCATGGGCGAAGCGAATGCTGTAATGGTTAATACTCTTAAAGGTTGGATTAACAGTGGTGATGATTTTCTTAAGAGACTTAATGATAGTAACGATCCTAACTCTATTGCATATGCAATCGGTAACGCTAAGCCTGACACACTTTTTGATAAGATGAAAGGTGAACAACGCCGTGTATCTAAAGTAGCTACCGATCTTGCAGCTCTTAACGAAACTTTCCGTGGTTATCTTGCACAGTCAGAGAACCCAACTCTCAAAGGGGTCTAATTTGCTTTTCTAAATAAGGTTTAACATACTCTTCAAAGAGATCTTTATCGTAGTGCGCACCAGTTGGTAGAAACTTCTCTAATGTAGGAGTTTTACAAACTGCTTCTAGATGTTTACCTATATTATAAAAGTTTATATTATGGTGATTACAAGCTCTTTCTAGAGCATACGTATTAGCTGCTCGTGTGTTAATATACTGACTATTATCACTACTTGTTGGAAGAAGATTAAGTGGTGGTATAACATGAAGTCGAGCATTAGGGTGAAACTCCTGCTTAATTAAATTATTGATCTGACCAATATCATGTTCTATATCTTGCTGCGATAGAGTAATAGTTTCAGATTCAGAAAGCTGACTCAACCAATCGACCATCCACTTATCTCGTTTAAGGTAGAATGTATTACCATATACAGGTTCATTACCAATATAAAACCTTTGAACAATATTAGAAGATACTTCAATAATAATGTCTTCAATTTCTTCAAAATTTTGCTTTCTAACTAATCCAGTATTATTGTAACCATACCCGACACCTGGATGCCCCAAGTCTCCAAATATATAAGTTAGTAGCGCTTTTGGATATCTTTCTTCAAGAACCTCCCCTATCACAGACATAGCAGCTCCGATTTCCCGAGTAGTATGCAATCTACCTAAAAAGGAATTCCATTGAAAATCATACATATATCTGCATGATCCGAAATATAGCATTTTATTATTTTGCATTGAAATGTTTTTTAATTTCAGTCATTTTTACAATACCTTTCAGTCCTCGGAAGGTATTTTTTTCTATCCAATCCCAGCCAATTTCGTTTTTATTAGCTGCTATAGCCAAATCATTAAAGTCTTTATACTTCTTACCTAGCGTTTCCGGCCATATAAACACGGTCTCTCCTTGTTTCAAAAGTGCCTCTGATTTGACCATAGATGCTCTATCTCCCCACTGAGAATCGAGTATCCACACCTTATCATACCATTTTAACGTAGTATTTAACTGCTCTTCTTGACGTTGTGTAAACGACCTTCCTCGCTCTGTAATACCAGCCACTGCTACTGAATTACGTACAAAAAAGGCATCGATTGGACCTTCAAAAATATAAACCTTATCATGATCTGAAGATACCTTATCAATGTTAAATAAGGTTTTCTCAGCCCCTACCTTACCTAAATATTTAGGTTTAGTTTTATTATCCGAAGTTTTAACTGTTCTTGTTTGATAAAATTCAATATCACCATGTTCGTTGATAAACGGAATAACTATTCTATACTTATGAACTTTATCAGTTAACGATACATAAAGATTATCAGGCTTATTACATGCAGTATCAAGTCTTCTAGACTTAATAATATGATTACAAGCTCTAATAATATGATTACCATTATAAAAATCTGTTTGAAGATTATCACTTAGATTAATACAATCTACCGGTAGTGTTGAAACTTGTATCTGTGGTGTAACTTCTTCATCTTTACCAATATCAATTGAAACGTCATACTCACGTACTTCATCTATAATATCTTGATTAGTGTAACCACTGACTTCTCTAACCCACCTTAACGGCTTTCCTGACCACCCACAGTTATGACAGTATACGTTATCGTTTTTAGGTATATAGTAACATCTCTTCTTCTTTACCGACTCCATACAGATCGGACAAGAACACTGATATACGTTAGTAAAACGGTTGTATACAGGACCTCTACCAAATTCGTAAAACTTGGCTACGATATATTCTTGAGGTAACGATATCACGACTTATTATATCCTAACCAAACATGGATATCAACTTACTCGATAGTACAAAAATATTATGCCATTGATCCTTCTTTTTAAGAATATTGCTGAATTCATACTCTTCACAATATTCAATAAATTGCGACCATCTCGGATCAATGGATTTATCGATCTGCTGCTTATAATATTCACATTCAGTAGTATGCGACATTACTTCATTAAGATCAAATACTGTTAAGTTTTTATCGTAAATTTTTTGTTGCTCTTCTGTTAATTGCAGCTCTCCATCTAGCCATTTACGTACTTTTGCTTTACCAAACCGTGGTATACCTGGTACATTATCTGACTTGTCACCTAAAACACATTTCGCATTAAGCCATTCTGATTTAGTATAATTTGTATCTTCTTCAAACGTAGGTAGTATAAATTCACGTTTACGTATAGCATCATATAGAGTTGTTGTCTCATCTACTAACTGTAAAAAATCTCTATCAACGGATATGATAACCTTCTCACCTGGAAATGTCTTACATATATATGCTACAATATCATCTGCTTCCCGCTCACGTGGAAAAATAGACTTTATACCTAGACACGATAGCATTTCCTTTATACGATCGTTTTGTGCATGTGGTGTACTATCAGTTGATCGATTACCTTTGTAACCCTCTAACTGCGCTTTACGTATATTAGGTTGATAATCTTCCTTCTCATCCCATACACATAAAACATTAGTTGGTTTAAATTTATTGGTATACGAAAAAATTGCATTTAATGTAAAGTATATATGTAATCGTGCAATTTTTTCTGCATCTTCGATATCTTGACGCTTACTTTGATTTTTAGCAGTCCACCACGTTCTATGGATAAGATTATTACCGTCAATTATTAGAGTCTTCATTTTTGTTATATTGAGCTGTGCAAACGTTAAAAATATCCTGCGAGAGTTTCTCTATGTATTCAATTATATCAGAGTTCGTTCCGATCGACCACTTATCTGTAGGAACTAATACATTTTCCATCTTTGGTATGGAAAGGCAGCCTACACCCTTTTCTGTTATTTCACAAACTATAAATATCTGACCAACGTAATCACCAGTCTGAACTGCATAGGTTTGTCTTAATTTAGTGCCCTCCATTACCATATGTACTTCCTAAACTACCTGCCATAAATAATCTAATAGCCAATGTATCCAAAGCATCTAATTGTTGATCTGACGATGCTCCTTTAACTAACACTGTTTTACCATTAATATCATAACCAAATATATAAAATGAGTCAAGATACTCTGATACAATACCTTTTAGTTTATCACGTAATTCTTGTTGATCTTTAAATACTTTAAGTTTATCTGGTTGTAAGTTAAGAGCATCATTTAGTAACTCTTCGAGTGTTTTGTCTTGATGCTCTTCACTTTCATCACTCATCCTTCTTATATTTAGTCACAAATTCATTATCATCAACATGTAATACTTTATGTTCTTCTAATCGTTGGAGTACCACTTCTATTGAGCTTGTTTTTAAGACGTAACCTCTACTAAATCTCTGATTACCATCTTCAAAGCTAAATAAGTACTCTCCTTTAAATGGTCTATTTTCAAAACAAGTAATATAAACTGATGCTCCGCTTGGATCAACTAGTACAGTCCACTTACGGCTATCATTTTTACCATATTTATCAAACATACGTAAGGTAACATAACCAGCATCTTTAAGACGTTTAATAAAATACCCAGCAGTTTTAAGTTTATTCTTTTGACTGTTAGAACTCATTGTGTAAGGGAAGATACAATATACTTAAGTTTAATATCACCTGCTTCTTGATCAAATACAACAACTCCATATTCTTTATTAATACTTACTGTAAATTCACCACTAATATTATTAAGTAACCGGACATTATCGAAATTAATAGGTATAGGAGCTAATTCTTCTTTCACTTGACCTATACACAGAGTAAAATTATCTGTATTATGTCTTGCCCTATCGGTAAGCTCTGCCATTAATCTAAAGCCTTCCCCCTCTCGCTTTTCTTCTGTATAAAAATATAATTTATTAGTTTCTGAAGCAAAAACAGATCCTTTGAAGACCTGATTAAGAATATTTTTATCAACCTTGAAGCTCATATCATATTGAAAGGCATTAATCTTCTCAATATTAAGACCAGGCTTAGTTAAAAACCCGTCGTCAAATAGATGGTACTTAAACTTAACACCATTGCCTTTATACGCGATATTATTCGAGTTAATTATAAGATCAATCTCTTCATCACTAATAGTATCAAGAACTCGAGTTAACTTCTTAACATCAGGTATATTAAGAGTTGAATAAAAGCTCGATGGTACTTTATACTCTGCACATAGTATAAGAGTGTTGTCGGTAGATGCGACAAGACTTGACATCTTCTCGCGATCTACCGTTACAATAGAACTCTCACTTATCTTGGATAAAGAATCCAAATAAGCGACGAAGTCAATCGGTGACTTTAGCTTTAACTGATTTACGTTTTGGTCGGACATTACTGCTTTCTAATTGTAGCTTAATATCTTTTAATAGCAAGTTGCTTTCTTTAACAGCATCAAGCAATTGTTCCATCTGAGTTGGCTCTCTAAAGTCAAATTCCATCGTCTCTTCTATAACTGGTGCTGCGCGTATACCAAATGCTGGATCTACTGGAGCAGCTGCTTGCTGTAGTTCTAACTGAGCTTGCTCAGGTGTAATAGGAGCAGTAGGTGGTCCAGTTGGTATTGGAGCATGTTGTGGTTCTGGAGCCGATTGAGGTAGTGGTCCTTGTGGAGCTGGTTGATATTGGCTATCAACAGTAGGTATGTTAACCAGCTGCTCAACCAAATCTTTCATCTCACTAGACTTGCCTTGAAGCTGGGCGGAAGCGCCAACGATCATTTCGTCTTGTTTTTTCATCTGACCATAAGTCTGGCCCATTAGCTGCATAACAGCAGCTTTACCCTGAGGTGTCATTTGGTCCATTATTAGAGATCAGCTAGAAGTTCATCAATATCATCCTCAACAGAGCTATCTACAGGAGTTGCTGCCGGCTCTAGAGCTGGCGCTGACTGACCTGGCTGTGACCACGGTGGTGTATCCCCCGGAGAAGCAGGTGTAACTTCCGGTTCATCGGCTTTGCAGTGAAAATGTTCATTAAGCATTACTGTAAGTTCATCTGTAGATTTAATCGGAAACGTTTCCTTAAGAGTATGAGTCTGAGCATATATTTCATTCTGCTTTTCTTCCGTAAAGTTTAATTTACCAGCTGAAGTAAAGCGAGAAGAAACGTATGTAGGATAATCTCCTTGCTGCTCACATTTAACTTTAAAGCTAACCCCCTCATCACTAAGATCAAAGATACGAGCTCCAAACTCTGATGCATCTTCACCTTCAATAGCCTCAGTAATAATCTTTTGAATCTGTTTACCGTAACGAAGCATCTTTACCTTTCCATTATTTTCCGGGTTGGTAGGATCATCAACCACATATACATTCACAAGCCACTTTTCAGTACGACGAAGTGCAGATGCTTTTTCTTTTTCTTCATCTGTACCAGTACGTGACAAACGGAATCGCTCTTCGTTAATAGGGCAACGTTCACCGAATGTCTGCGGACTTAAAGCTTGAACATATTGACCAGTAGCAAATGAATTCCATCCCATATTGTAATAATGGAAAAATGTATCTACAGGAGACTTACCATCAGGTAGAAGTCTTACTGTATAAGTATTACCAGGTTTGGTTTGCATAATCTCAGAGAACTTTGACTTACCTTCACTACTGGAAGCCAACGCACCTTTGATACTTTCGAACATAGACATATTAAACGCACTCATATTTTTAATTTTATTTTATTATTTTTTATTTGCAACTATTAGTTTTACTTTTAGTTTTGTTTCTCTGGCTTTTGCTTTTAATATTGCTGAGCCGTAGAATTTTGTTCGCGTATTTGCGAAAATTGTTTGAAAATCTTTAACGATGAAGTCAAGCACATCTTTCTCAATTGCTTTAATAGTAGGTTCAACTTCAAGGGCATGTAATGTATAAAAGTTTAGCTTATGTTCTTGTAAATGCAAGAGGCATGTAGGCATGTTGTTAGTATAATGTTTAGTATACTCATCTATCGTAAGGAAGTTTTTTATACAATACTTTGCTACATATCTAAATCCCTCTTTAACCGATTCAATAGTATTATCACTATCAGGATCAGACATCTCCTTTTCTTTCATATAAAGAGAATAACATTTTAGCGCCTTACGTGAATTAAAAAACTTTAAGTCGAAATATTCATCTTTCGAATATACTTCAAATGGTGCTAAGAACCAATCTTGATAGTTGATATGGTTATGTTTAGCAAAAAAAGCGGAAAGCTTCTTAAGAGATACAAAGTCTTTATCCTTTAACTTTGTAAAGTCTTTCCTAAAGCGAGTTGGTTTATTTTGTACAGAGCGAGTAGCATATAGATAACTATTGTATATGCTCTTTTCTCGATCAGTTATCATTTTGAAATATGCGCTTATTTTGGTTTAAATATTTAGTAATATACTTTGACTCAGCTATCTGAGGTTCAAACTCTATAAACATTTTAACCATTTCAAAGTCATTATCAACTGTTAAAAGGGTTTTAAGTACCTTTCTTATTTTTTCTTCTTTCAATACCAATACAAAAATGTTTTGTAGTGATAGTTTCTTACCTTTTAGTAAGCAACAAAAGGTACAAAAACAAAGTAACAAATGATCAAGTTCTCTTTTTGTAATATCCCTCGAAGGTGATGGTATATTGGGTTGTTGCATTATACTGGTTGAAAGGGTTTAGAAAAATTCATAAATTTCTCAGTTAGTTTACCACCTGCTAATTTATGTGAACCACCGCCTTCACATAAAGTTGTTGCTAATACAGATAAATCTGCTTTACAATTGGTATCTTTTCGAAATGATACAAAATGTTTATCTAAGTTAACCATTATTGCAATATCAGCATTATATTTATTTACTAGATAATGACCAACTTCGTTAACATGAGATGTAACAAATGTTGATATTACTTTATAATTCTTAACATTACCTATAAACTTTGGATTAGTTAATTGTTCTGCAAACTTCTTAAAAAATAATTTTATCGAATTTTTTTCATGTAAATTATATTCTCGAAGACCATTACCAAACGCATTACCAAACTTTTCCCACTTAGGCTTATTGTAAGTATAATATATTGCATTTAAACGGGCTGGTTCCAATTCATTAGGAAAGTCAAAAGACCAGCAATCATATTGATCTATAAGAGCTATTAATGATTCAAGCTGCTTATCTAAATTAAGCTTTGTTTTAAATTTATCTGCAATTAATTTTGTACATGAAGTATATTCCGTAACAATAGATTTCGCTCTCGTATACTTTACTGCATGCGGTACATGTAGCTCATGATGATCAATTACAACAACATTGTCTCTATTGATTGCTTCTGCTTGTTCCTCATTCAAACATAAATCACATACAAATATTTTATCGAAATGATCTAATGTATTCCATCTACTCTTAAATTCATTAAGTATCGTTGCTTCCGTTGTTTCAACCGTAATTACATCATGCCCTTTATATAGTCTATTCAATAACAACGCTGACCCAGCGCCGTCAAGGTCGGTATCTGTAAAGATAATGATATGCACATACGTATTTACTAAGTGCTTCTAGAAAGTCCAGCCAACGTATTAAGCATTGAATCATCTTCTTCTAAATCAATATCATCTGCTTGTTCAATAGTTAGTGTTGAGTAATCAATACGCATAGGTTGCGTCATTCCTCGAGGACCATACCGGTTTTTCATCATACCTAACCTAATAATACCTAAGTCTCTATCTTCATCGTTCTGGAAAATAGACATAATAACATCAGCAGTAGCAGCTAATCCAATTGATTCAGATATAGTTGCTAAGTCTGGATTATCTTGATCAAATCCAGCTCTATTTAACTGGGTAGCTGAGATAATCGGGCAATTAAATACGTAACTAATAGCCCGTATCTGCTCTGTAACGTTCTTAATACGTTCATACGAATTATTACCTATAGGTGAATGTATTAAGTTAAGATAATCGATTACTATTGCATCTAACTTAATACCTTTATCTTGAAACTTCTTACAAAACGCTTTAATCTGATTAGGAGTAACTGTTGAGGGTGGAAACTCTTTAATATACATATTTCCTGGTGATTCTGTTACTGCAGCTCTTAATGAAGCGCCATTTACAGCCATTTCTTTCATTGGTATCTTAGAAATGTTAGTACATATACGTCTTGCGTATAGTAACTCAGACATCTCTAATGTAATTAATAGCACATTCTTACCTTGTTTAGCAATATTTGAAGCTACATTACCTAAAAATATAGACTTACCAATATTAGTTTCACCTGCAAAAACATATAACGATTTACCTGCTTGTAAAAAGCCCCCATCCAATGAATCATCTAACCATTCCCACGTACTCGGTATCTTATCTTCTACCGTAGTAAGATCCTCAATAATATCATCTATATTAGCTTTAACTCCTAAACCTAAATCAGTAACTAGACTAATATTACAACTCTTTTCAAACTTGTCTAATATTACTGTAGTATCAACATCACCAGCAGATATATCTTCTGCCGCTTTTAGCATCGTATGATATACTGCTTTCTCTTTTAGGAATTGCTCAGTGTTTTCAATTAATTCATCTTTATTGATATTCTTATCAATATCTGAAAAAGAAGTAACTAATCGTTTAAATGATTCTTTCTGTTCATCTGTTACTAGATACTGCTTAATCTCTGTAGTAGTTGGCAGCTGGTTACGCTTTTCATTAAATTCTTTAATGATTGTAAAGACACTTGCAATATCTTTACTCTTAAAATATTCTGGTTGTACAATATCCGTTATAGTGGACAAATAGCCACTATCTGTTAACGCATTATACATCAACACGTTTTCAAAATAGTCGAGATCTAGCTTACCCATCCCACTTATAGTAGTAACCTATTGTTAAGAATCAACTAAATTTGTACAGTTTTACCAACGTACTTGCTGTACTTTTTTAGAAACCATTCTTGACCATTTGTCCAGTCAGTTGTAAATTCTCTAAGCCCGGGAGATGCATGTGTCACATACGCATCAATAACACCACATTTAAATCCAGCAAGTGACGCGTCTAGTGTATACGCAAGATCATAAAAATGAAATCCTGTAGGGCAGGATTTATCGAACCGGATCTTCTTGAATACATTTCGAGAGATAGCTAAAAATACCCCATCCATAATTAGCGCTTGATGTGGGTATGGACCAAATGCAGTCATTGATTTTTGTGTTCCATTTAAGTGTGCAACTGCTCCATGTAGCTTACCACTACCAAAGCCTCCTCCCATAAGATGCCATAGCGCTGGTTGTTGTACTTTAATTTGTGAAGCTCCAGCAACTCCCAGAACATCATATTCTTTAAAATGGTTCTTGAGTTTACCATAATCAAAATTTTCTAAAATAATATCATCATGACATAAAATAATATGGTCTACATTTTCTTTTATAGCAAAATCAATTGCTTTGTTATATACCTTTTGCAAAGAATCTGTATTATTCTCCTTGAAGTATACATCCATTTCTTTATGCTTGGTCTGCCAGAGCAAGGTATCTTCCTTTTTACCTTTTGTAGCAACGCAAATAAATAATTCGTTATTCATCTTAAATAAATAGAAACGGTGAATCGTGTTTGAATTCACCTACCTTTTTAAACTTAAGAGTTTTTTTATCTAATCGTCTAATCTCACCTTCTTTCAGATCCTTATAACCTTTACCAGGTATAGTAGAATAACATCCTTTATTATTAAAATGTAGCATTGAGCCAACTCGGGCAATATATAACTCGTTTGTATCACAATCAACAATAGATACAGCAAATGATCCTGCTAGTTCTTCTAATACCTTTCTAATATACTTTACTGGATTTGTACTTTGACTACGGTCATCTTCCATAAACTTTTGTAAAAGATTAACAATTAAGGATGTATCTACCGGATTCTCAATAAACGGAAGATGTTTTTTACGTATATCCTTATCATTAGTAATTACCCCGTTATGAAAAACCATCCATGACATAGTATCAAAAGGATGAGACGTTTCATACGACCATTGCCTCATAGCTGATGTAGGTGCCTGCACATGACCGCAACTATATTTAGATTGTTTAGAGCCTTTTACTTTATTAAAGTCAATCTCACCTTCTTTTTTATAAACAAATTGATCATCGTATGTGAGCTGCACATAACTACTAGCAAAAGTTCCACGATCTTGATTAGCAGCATACAATACCTCTAACATAGACTTATCAGGAGCTCCAAATATAGCGCACATATACTATAATTTAATCTAACATTACAGTTTTTCCAGTTCGATGTTCATATCTTTACGAATACGTGCTGTAAGTTCCTTACTTTCTTCCATTTTACCATAATAAAGTCTGAACTCACGAGGTATTCTCCAAAAGAAGTCCATCACTCCTGTAACTTCATGAAAAGCAAATGTATAATGTGGATACTGTACACCATCAACATCAATCCAACGTTTACGCTTCTTCTTCTTTTTTTCAATTCCTAATTTTTTAAGAGTATTCTTACCAAGACCTCTTACCTTAAAAAGATCCTCACTACTACGAAATGGTCGCATACCAACAATATTTTTAGCAGTAAACTTACCAACTCCAGATAGAGCACGAAGTTCCTTATCATTCATCTTATTGAAATCCTTATAACTTAATTTCATATTCTATATTAATTATAACAAAGTTCCTTTTATTTACACTTTTTTAAAGTAATTTATACTATCAGCCATAAATATTATCAATGAGCTCCTTTGATAACTTCTACACCAGGTTGCAAACTTTAACTGAAGCTAGAAAATCCCCTGTGGAGGCTTTAGTACCTGGCGCCACTGGTGTTACTAAACAGATGCGTTCAGCTGGTTTAAGTTCTGCACCTTTAGATACAATTAAGTTTATACGAGAGCTGCTATTTAACTTAGATGTTATTTCTGAAGATGAATTAAATGCCGTTAAATCAAGTAAAGGGTTCACTGGTAAAAAGCAAGCTATGCTTAAAGTTCTTCAAAATAACCAAAACAAGATTAATGCTAAATCTGATGAAATTGCGCAAACAATTGAAGGTACATTAGATGATTTTATTTCTGGTATGGGTGCAAATAGGTCTAGGGAAGAAAAATATGCTGCTCAGGCCGCGGCACAAGAGTTAGCTGCTCAAGCTAGGGCTGCTAGGTCTGGTAAAGAAATGGATGATGCCCTTGCTGATGTTATTTCCGATGAAAAGCTTATAATTAAAGCTTCCCTGGCTAAAGCTATTCAAGAGTTAGAGGATCTTCCTGGAGGTGAAGATATCTCACCTGAGGTACTTGCTGAGATTAAAAAGTTTGCTCCAAAAATTAATACTATTGAGCAGTTAGAATCTTTTGTTAAGCAATTAAGTGGGATGGAAGAATATCAATTGCCCGCTGCTTACCTCTCAAGCACTGTTAAAGCTATTAAAGGTGGTATGGAAGATTACGAAATGGAAGATCAAGAAGATCCAGATCATGGATTTGATGCTGTAAAATCAGATCTTGACGGTGATGGAAATATTTCCAAATATGAGCGTAACAGGGGTGAGGCAATTGCCTCTGCAATGAGTAAAGAGGATGGAGAAGATGATATAGATGGTATGGCTCAAGTTGAAGTAGAGGAGCTAGGTGATGGTGAGATACCTGATGATTACCATGATCAAGATGACGATGAAGATGCTGAAGGTAATGTTAAGAAAGAAGTTCTTGCTGCTATTGAAGCTGGTGCAGGTGATGAAGGGGAATTTGGACATACAAATGCAGGTAAGGCTACCTCAGCACAACAGTTAGCTGCTCAGTATAAAGAAGCTGGTGATGAAGTGAGGGCTAGCATTGCTAATAATCTTGCACAATACTTTGCTACACAAAGCAAGTTTGATGAAAATGAGGAAAATGAAGAGGTTGTTGCAGAAAGCAAATATACAACTGCTGACTATCTTACTGATATCTATTCAATAGTTGAGCCAATTATTGAAAGTACTGTTAACGAAAATGGTCAAACTACACCTACTCAGCAATATCTCGTTGAGAAGCATGAGGAAGCTATTGAAGAAGTTTATACATCACAATATTTAACTGAGCAAAAAGTACAAGATTCTCTACCTAAACAAAAGAAGGAAAAGAGTCTTAGCTTTAAAGAGCGCTTCCAGCCTAAGACGCAAGGGCAACTTGAAGAAGTACGCCGTTACGGTCTTTAAATCTTCTTACAACCTTTAGACAAGTATAGCTCATTCAACTTAGATTGCTGTACATATTGAATAGGGTCTTGATAACCTGCATCAACGAAGCCTTTCACTCGCATACTAGATGACGGAGTCGTCGCATCTGCTAATCCATCTTTCCTATTAGAGTAGCACGTCCAAGTCTTACCAAAGTCTACACCCAGTCTTATACCTTCTTCAACGATAGCTTCTTTACTCATTGTAAGTAATGGAGCTTCAATATTAATACGATGTTCACGATTAAGTGCGATTAATGCATTCATGGAATCAACAAATTCATTAGAACCATCCCAATAACCAGCAAGGCTATCAACTTCCGCAGCCCCATACCAAACAGTATCAGCGCCTTTAGCTTCTGCATATGCACATCCGATAGTATTAAACAACTGATTACGAAAAGGTACATAGCTCACAGGCTGGGCATCACCAGCCATCTTACTGATATCAGGATTATCAATCTCTTCGTTAGTAAGAGAGGAGGTAGGAGCTAGATGCTTAATAAATCCAACATCAGCTATATAATGAGTTATGACAGTATCCGGAGACTTAGCTTTAACAGCATCTATCTGATCTTGAACACAGTCAATCTCCCTAACATGACGCTGACCATAGTTATATGTAATGAGGTTAACCTCTTTAAACCCTTTATCTACAGCCATATGTAGTAGGACCACAGAGTCCATACCACCCGATATACTTAATACTAATTTACTCATTTTTATCTAAGGAATCTTTTAGGATTTCATTCTCTTTCTTTGGAATAATTACCTTTTCTTCTACTTCATCAGGAACATCATCATCACCTTCACCACCAGAATAAGCCCACTCTGTCTTAATTTTTTCTTCTAGTACAGGTAGGATAGTATTCTCCCAGAGGTCCTTATCCTTACGGAAGTTTTTATAATAACCAATCTTCTTACCATCAGGTAGCTGATAAGTGGAACCAGTCTGAATAACAGCACCAACCCCTACAGCAAGATCTAGTAGACCATAGTAACGGTCAAGTCCAGTATGGAACGAAAGGAACATTTCACCTTGAAGGTATTGCTTAATGAATCGATTCTTACGAGTAAGAGCTCTGATAAGAATACCTGCGTAGTTCTTCTGACCTACAGCAGTTTCTGCATCCATAGTCTTACCCCCATCACTCTTCATAGGCTTACGTGCTAATTGAATAGTTACTGACGGTAGATACACGATTGACTTACCACCAGGCATATTCTTTTCAATAGATGGGAACATTGCTGTAGGATCATCATAAACATGATTAGTACAAAGGATCGTAGTCTGTGTAGTAGCACCAAGATTAGTACAAGTCTGCATAAGAGACTTCATAGC